GCACGATCCATGGCAGTAAGGGTGGGGAAGCGGACAATGTCTTGCTATTGACCGACATCAGTCCAAAGACTCACACGAGTTATCAGGAAAATCAAGATGACGAGTCCAGGGTGTTTTACGTGGCAGCAACCCGGGCCAAACAGAATCTGCACATTGTCATGCCACGGACAGGAAGGTACTTTGACTTATGAGCTTTCTAGTTGCTAACATTCCGCCGGTCAAGTGTTTTGTTCGGAGAGAATTCTTGTACAACCACGAGTCAGGTCATGGAGAACTCGAGCCTTGCGTATGGATGACTGCTAAAGCCATCAAGGGCCAAGCTTTCCGTATCGAGTCCATGCTGACGAACTACGGGGCCTTGTATGACAAGCTACCCATCAGCGCCTACGTATGGAAGCCGGTTGATGAGCCCTTACCCCTTGATCACTTGCAGATCTGGGATTGCTTGTCGTACGACATGGCAGTCATCGAGAAGTCAAACCTGCGTGGACTCAAGGTCAAATTCTTTGGCAAGGACAAGCAGTTTCACTTTGGGAATTACCTGTTCACGATCGACTTTGCGGCCCCTGACATGAACCGGATTGACACCAGCTTCAGCGAAGGGGTGCAAGAACATAAGAGCTACAACTTCATCCAGCTTGACAACGGCCAGTTCGCTTGCCAGCCCAACAACCGTTGCTTGTGGTACGACGTGTCACTGGTGCCAGCAACCCTAAAGACACCCGACTTCAAGATCCCCACCCAAGTCTACAGCGTCGAGAACCACGCCAAGTGGAGCGCCAAGGATGAATGGTTCTACGGCTTTGAGGAGTTGAACAAATGATCGAGTACAAGTACAAGACAAAGCCCTTTGAGCACCAGCATGAGGACTTCTTGCGTAGCCGGGACATGGACGAGTTCGCCCTGTTCTGGGAGATGGGCTTAGGTAAGACGAAGACCACGATTGATACCGCTGCGTGGCTGTATGCGACAGGCAAGATCGATGCCGTGTTCATCTTGGGCAACAAGGGGTCATACCGCAACTGGGTGACCAAGGAGCTGCCTGAACACATGCCTGATTACGTCACGTGGGTGGGGACTTACTGGGATAGTGCCGCAAACACCGAACTGAAGAAGAGCTACTCCCAATTATTCTTGCCCATGGAGCCGTTGAAGGTGTTTGTCATGAACATCGAGGCGTTGGCCTTTGACCGTAGTTACAAGGTGGCCGAGTCTTTTGTCAACTGCCATAAGACCCTGATGATCGTAGACGAGTCCACAACCATCAAGAACCGGGATGCGAAGCGAACAAAGGCCTGCATGAAGATCGGCCGCAAGGCGAATTACCGGAGGATCCTAACTGGGTCTCCAGTGACCAATAATCCACTAGACCTTTACAGCCAAGCCAACTTCCTAAACCCGCATCTCCTGGGCTTCAGCAGCTATTACACCTTCCGGGCAAAGTACGCTGAGATGGTCAAGATCACGGCAGGTAATCGTGCCTTCACCAAGATCAAGGGGTACAAGAATCTAGATGACCTGACTAAGTCGATTCAGTCCTGGAGTTCACGCCGCACAAAAGACGAGTGCCTCGACTTGCCTGAGAAGATCTACCAGTTTTACGAGGTCGAGTTGACCGATGACCAGAAGAAGCACTACAAGAGCCTCAAGGAGAAGGCCATGGCAGAACTTGAGGGGAAGCTGGTGTCGGCTCCTATCGTGCTGACTAAGTTACTTAGGCTGCATCAATTAGTCTGCGGCCACTTGACCACTGATGACGGCAAGGTCAGTCCTGTCGACAGTAACCGGATGAAGGCTCTCATGGAAGTGTTGGAGGAGACCAGTGGCAAGGTGATCATCTGGGCGAATTACCGGGCTGACATCCAGGCCATTGAGGAGGCCTTGAAGGAGGAGTACGGAGCCAAGTCTGTCGTGACCTACTACGGGGACACCACCACGAAAGATAGGCAAGATGCCGTCAGCCGTTTTCAGGAGGACCCGTCATGCAGGTACTTCGTCGGCAACGCCCAGACCGGGGGCTTTGGTATTACCTTGACAGCAGCTACGACAGTGGTCTATTACTCGAATAGCTACAACCTAGAACACAGGCTGCAATCAGAAGATCGGGCACACAGGATCGGGCAGAAGCACACAGTGAACTACGTCGACCTGATCTGCCGGAAGACTGTGGATGAGAAGATCGTCAAGGCCCTTCGCGAGAAGCGGCAGCTATCAGCCAAGGTCTTGGGCGATGAATGGAAGGATTGGTTAAGTTAGAGGTCTGCTTACTTTAAGTTAGAGGCCAGGGCTCCCACCTGGTGCAGAGGTCGAGCCGGTCAACCTCCTCTGTCCCACTTCACCTGTAGGGGACCTTAGTCGGTGCTCTTGATCCTCAAGAAGAACTTGGTGAATGTCGATTCGTCCATAGTCCTCAAGGCAGACCCTGGGAAGTATTGGTCAGGCCAACCCTGCTCCTGATCCTTCAAGACGTAGAGTCGCATGTCGTTGCTGTATTCCAAAGACATGCCGTTTTCTGTTGCTATCTTTTTGGCAATAACTACTCGCATGGCAATCTCCTTTCAAACCAGATATTACTACGTGCTGCGTCAGTGCGCGTAAAATAGTGACAGATCATGGCTTTTTGGGCCTTCGGGGATGGCCTTTTTGTCAAGACCATGCCAGGACTCACGACGTGGACCCTAGAGAGGCTTTGTGGCCGGTGGATAAGGAGACATGGACCATGGTTCTACGGGGTCCTACGGGTCATCCTAGGGGTTGGCCTCCGGCTAGGAAAAGTCCCAGGCAAAAATTTTTTGCAAAAAAGTGCGCGGTCGCGTAGAAGTCGCTCTACAATGCACCCATGCACCATCCCCTTGGTGCTACCCTAGAAAGGAGAAAGTTATGTTGACCGTCGTCGAATTCAAGCCTCGCAAAGTCGAGCATCGTGTTTACACTCAAGAGGAATTGCTGGCAGCCTTCAAGCGTGTTGAGAACAAATCGGATTGGAAGAAGCGTATTTGGCGCCTTGTGGTCATCAAGGATCAAGAAGATCGTCAATTGATCACGCAAGCCGTGATTCATTTCACCGGTTCGGTACCGGAGTTTTTTGAGACCGCAACTCCAAACAGGTATCGCGTTGTTGCCAACGGCTATTACGCCGCGATCGGAGCATGATCATGGAAATCACTGTCCGCATCACGACGAACTATGGCCAAAAGGCCGTCTATCCGGTTTGCGAAACTGCGCAGATCTTTGCTACGATTGCAGGTACCAAGACCTTGAAGCCTGAGACCATCAATTGCATCAAGGCCCTTGGCTACAAGATCACGGTGCAGCCGGAGGAAGTATGAGCGGCGAGATGTTTGAACTCTTAGGGTGGGCATCGATCTTCGTCTTGTTCGCATGGTATCTTGATAGGGAGGACCGATGAGATGGTTTGGTAAGGTATTGTCAGTCATCGTCCACGTAGTGGTGGCCTTGGCCTTCTTGATCTTCTTCGCCATTGTCTTTGCGGAATGGATGGCGGGCTGCGGGGAGACCTACGTCGACAGCAAGGGTCGCCGTCACTCCCATGAATGTCTGTTCATGAATCACCCAAAGAAATGATCAGGCTGATCCTTTTGTTTTATGCCGTTGTGGCAGTCGTAAGCTTGTGCAGCCTACTGTTCTCATGGATAGAGGACCACGAGACACGGCTCCCGTACCGTGAACCCATACACAGGAGGTGGTAGTGGATAGAGAGAAGTTAGATAGCCTTGTGTCAGAAGCAGGCGGGTTCTGCCAGGTCCTTGTGCCGTCACTCCGAGAACTGTGGACCTTCGAGTCGACTGAGGATCTTGAGGCCTTCGTCGACCGGGTCAGGGAGTACGAGAGAAGCAAGTGGGAACACTTAGCTACGAAGTCTGAGACTGGGACCTTAGACCAGATGGTCTCGTCAGTCAGGATGGCGATCCAGAAGGAACGGATGGCCTGCATCAGGGCCTGCGAGATGGTTGATGCTGACGGTGTGGAACTGTGTATCAGTGCCATTCGGGCAAGGGGATGGGAATGAATTCAGACGACATCATGGACGAGACAGAGATTTGCCTGTTCATGAACTGGAAAGGCCCCAATACCTATTCGCCTCACATGATGCGGCGGATCAAGAAGCTCATTGAAGAAGTTGCCAAGCGGGCATCAACGGGCACCGAGTTGATTGAAGCAGCTAAGGCCTCTGGCACGTATGGAGGCTACATGAACTACGAACCTTCAGACCGCAAGACTCAGTACCCTACGGGGACGGTCTTCTACGTCAGGGTGAAGAGATGATTGAGACACGGTTTTGCACTAGCTGCCAAGTGACCCGGGCCATCCAGGGTGGGGAACGTCGGAAAACACGCGGTGTCCCCCGCTGGGTGTGCCTTGCCTGTATAGAACGTAAGTCGGAAAGCATCTACAAGAGCTATCGGCCCGATGCTATTGAAGCGAGGAAGAAAAATGAACAGAGATGACATTATCCGCATGGCGCGGGAGGCTGGCATCGGTTGGCTTGAAAGAGCTGAAGGCATATCAGAATTTCTTGAACGCTTTGCCAACCTAGTCGCAGCAGCGGAGCGCGAGGCGTGTGCGAAGGTGTGTGAGGCTGAAGGTGAACGAGTCGATGCGTCTTGGGTAAGTTGCGCGTTCGCTATCCGCAAGAGAGGTGCGCCATGACTGACAAACAACCAGAAGCATTGATACGCGCAGACGAGTTAGAGGCTATAGGTGCCGAATCCAGCCTTGCACGAGCGATGGCAGCGCACACAATCAGGCTCTTATACAAAGAGAACGAAGCACTCCGCGCCCGACTAGCGCAGCCTGAACCGGAAGTTGGTGTTTGCTGCCAAGAGTTTGACAAGTGTCTTCGCTCATGCACGCCGCGTGGGCAATGGATCGCGCATAACGCAGCACAGCGCGAATGGCAAGGGTTGACGGATGAGGAAATTGCAGTGTGTATTCAAATGGGTGAGAGCGGTTCTTTGGATGGCTTTATAAAACCGCTTGCAACTTATCGCGCTATTGAAGCAAAACTAAAGGAGAAAAACCATGGAAATTGAGATCGATGCAGACAAGCTACAAGAACCGATGGCCTCAGAAGACTTCGTGGTCGTCAACAAGAAGGGCCTAGAACAAGTCCTCCAGATGGTGAATACCATCACCCTTGGAGACTTCGCGATAAAGGTCGACCCGTCAAACCAGAAACTTGTGATCATCCACGAGTCAGGGGAAAGTGGAGAATTTAACTTCAAACTTTTCCGAGACCACGTGGCTAAGTTCTTCAATGAGAATTTTTGACCGTAAAAAGAGTAAGATAGGAGGAAAGAAGATGAGTGACGTGATCTTTGGGATCTTGGCAGCCATCGTGGTGATATTGACAAGAGGATAACTGTGTGCCCTGAATGCCATGGAGACTGCAGGCAAGGCAGAGACTGCCACTACACAAGGCCTAAGATCCTGGGCCCATGGCTCAAGACATGGTTTGAAAAAGAATGGCTGTACAGGGGAAAGACCGGCCTAGTCATCGTGGCCATTGTCCTAATGCTACAAATCTGCATCTGGATGGGTATCTACTAAGAAGTTTTGGCTGTATGATTAACCCATAGTCTCCCCCTGCCGCAGTTGCCACTCCGGCATTTCCGGGCCCTTGAGGCCCGGTTTTTTATCCCCCTACTCCTCGGGGTCTAACATGACCCTGCAGCCAAGATCAACCGGATCGATCTTCAAGTAAGCCTTGACGGCCTCCCGACGACGCTGAGTCTTAGGGTTTCCGCAGTTCGGACAGGCATGGCCGCAGACCTGACAGAAGGCCTGAGGACTACCAAAAGCACGGATAACCCGCTGCCGATGCTCCTCACGACAGTGATCGAGCCACTTGGACCTCCAACCGCGTAGTGCGATGAGTTCGTCGATCTTTTCGATGACATGATTGGTGACCTTCCGGCCCTTCACGGCATTGAAAAAGGTCCCCCGACTCAATGTCAAACCGTCAACTGACTCGCGGTCGTAGAGTCTACTGACGTTGGGCTGACCGGTGCCATATTCGCTGGCCCAGAGGAGTACCTTAATGGTGTCTAGATCTAACGAGGAGGTTGCTTCAATAGGCCGGGACATGTTTTGCTTTCGTGAGCTCTGGTGAGCGAATTATAAATTAAAAATGCAAGCAATGTAATCATCTGTCAAAACGCTATATAGGAGTTTTAGAGCCAAAACAGAGTGTATTAATCCAGCCTGTTTTCGGTGCGCGGACTCTTATGAAATCGAACGAACGATACTAAAATAATTAGTTTTCTGTATTGATACACTCTGTTTTGGCTAAAAAATATGCTATATAGGGATTTTGAGTTGCCTTGTTTACACTTTTTTAGTCTTCGAACTAAAATAGAGGTTGCATAGAATGCAAGGAGTACAAGTATGCCATTCCAAAAAGGAGTGAAGCCAGAGGGCTCCGGGCGCAAAAAGGGTAGTCTGAACAAGAGAAACATCCTCAGGCAAGAGACCTTTGACCGCATCGTCGACAAGCACGGTGACCCTCTCGAGGCCCTGGCCGAGATGGCTTTTGAACCCACTCACGATCTCCTGGTCCGCAAGGATTGCATGAAGGAGCTGGTTCAGTACGGCTACGCCAAGAAGAAGTCCGTCGAGATCACTGGACCCGACGGCGGTCCCCTTGAGATGCGGCTCGAGCTTATTGAGCAGATCACCGGGCTCATCGAGAAACTGAACACGAAATGATCCTGTCGAAGACAGAACTCACGACCATCCAGTCCAGCCTCGCGCAGCTGGAGGTGTCGGACCTTGAGTTGCTGGCTTGGAAACTTAAATGGAAAGCCACCGCAAGACCTGAACAACTGACCCCGAAAGGTGACTGGTCAACGTGGCTGATCTTGGCAGGACGCGGCTTCGGCAAGACAAGGACTGGCGCTGAGGACATCGCAAAATACGCAGTCACGAACCAAGGAGTCAGATGCGGGGTCATTGCACCGACTAGCTCTGACGTGAGACGGGTCTGCTTCGAGGGTGAATCTGGGCTCTTGTCCATCTTGCCACAGAGCCAGATTGAGAGCTACAACAAGAGCCTGGCTGAACTGACCATGACAAATGGGTCCATCATCAGTGGCTTCTCTGCTGAGGAACCTAGCCGTCTTCGTGGTCCACAGTTCCACCGAGTTTGGTGCGATGAGTTAGCTGCTTGGCAATACGTCGAGGAGACCTGGGACATGATGCGCTTTGGCCTACGTCTCGGGGACAATCCCCAGGTCGTAGTGACCACAACCCCAAGGCCCATTGAGCTGGTCCGCAAGCTGATCAAGGATGCCGAGAAGCCCAAGTCCAGGGTTCTGGTGACCAGAGGTTCGACCTACGACAATGCCGAGAACCTGGCTAAGACGTTCCTTGAGGAAATTACCCAGTATGAAGGCACGCAGTTAGGCCGCCAGGAAATCTACGCCGAGGTCATCGATCCTGAAGAGTCAGGCATCATCAAGCGCAGCTGGCTGAAGCTGTGGTCTAAGGACAAGCCGCTGCCATCCTTCGAGTACATCGTCATGAGCCTGGACACGGCCTTCAGCGAGAAGACTACGGACCGCAAGAGCCACGATCCTGACTACACGGCCTGCTCGGTCTGGGGCGTATTCAGGCAGGACAAGAAGCCAGCCTTCTTGCTGCTTGACTGCTGGCAAGACCGCCTCGGCATGCCAGACCTGATTGAACGGGTCAAAAAAGAGATGGTAGTCAGGTATGGCGACGATGACATGAAGCCAGTCATCAAGCCTCTCGTTGGGCCCAAGCAGTCCTATCTCACAGGCCGTTCACCAGACTTGCTGATTATCGAGGACAAGGGCTCAGGCATCAGCCTCCGCCAAATGCTGTCCCGTGAGGACATCCTGGCTTATCCATACAACCCGGGCAATGCTGACAAGCTTCAAAGACTTCACGCAGTCTCGCATTTATTTGCACATGGATTCGTTTGGGTTGTAGAATCCGACAAACGGCCTGGGAATCCACGTTCCTGGGCCGACCCGCTTATCTCGCAAATCTGCAGCTTCCATGGAGAAAGATCCATCAAGCATGATGATTTTGTCGACAGTACGACTCAAGCGCTACGGCTCTTGGCTGACCGCAATACGCTCTCAGTCACTAAACCAGTGCAAAAGGCCGTTGAGCGAGAGCACAAACCGCGGCTGGTGAACCCATACGCTGCATGACCGGAGACTTGAATGGCTGAAAGAGACGACGACCAAGGCGAATACATCGAGCTTCCGGAAGAAGACAACGATGTTGAGGACACTGAGGACGGTGGCGCATTAATCACCATCAATGACAAGACTCCGCCTGGTCAGACCGAGTTCTATGCAAACTTGGCTGAGTCAATGCCTAGCTGGGAACTGGCAAACCTTGGCACCAGTCTCTCTGAACTGATCGAGAAGGACAAGGAAGCCCGTAAGCGTCGAGACGAGCAGTATGAAGAAGGCCTTAGGCGCACTGGCCTAGGTGACGACGCCCCAGGTGGTGCTTCCTTCACAGGCGCATCAAAGGTTGTTCACCCCATGCTGACTCAAGCATGTGTGGACTTCTCAGCCAGGGCCATGAAGGAGATCTTCCCGTCTGATGGTCCTGCAAAAGAGAAGATCGTCGGTGATCCCACCCTTGACAAGGTTGAGAAAGCGCAGCGCATCACCAGGTACTTGAACTGGCAGATGACGACTCAGATGCCTGAGTTCAGGGCTGAGCTTGAGCAGCTCATGACCCAGTTGCCATTGGGTGGCGGCCAGTACCTCAAGATCACATGGGATCCGAACAAGAAGCGGCCAGTCCCGATGTTCGTCCCGATTGACGACGTCTACTTGCCGTTTGCAGCCACTAATTACTACACGTCAGAGCGCAAGACTCACGTCCAGTATCTGACTCGCATCGAGTATCAGAAGCGAGTTGACACCGGCATGTACCTTGATGCAGACCTTCGTGCGGACCCAGCACCGCCTGATGAGTCCAAGGCCCAGAAAGCTAACGACAAGATCGAAGGTCGGGCATCAGATGGCTATAACACCGATGGTCTGAGGACCGTGTTTGAGTGCTATGTGCTCATGGACATCGGCAACGATGACGGCTTGGCTCCGTACATCATCAGCATTGACAAGAACACTCAGCGGGTTCTCAGCATCTATCGCAACTGGGAAGAAGATGACCAGACCAGACAGGAGATGTTCTGGATGGTTGAGTTCCCATTCGTGC